AAACATTTGCAACAGGTGGACGTGCAGGGTTTTTCATGGGTGGTGCAAATCCAAGAGGTCTTGGAACATTAAGAAAAATATTAAACTACATGAGTAAAACGGGAAAAGAACAAGGTAAATTTAAAGGTGCAGATCTTTCAGCATTAGACATGTTAAGATTGTCAAATCCAAAAAGGTTCAACAGATTATTAGAAGATGTAAGGGGTAAGGTTAATATCAAAGAGGGTATCATGGGAACCGACACGGTTAGAGCCATGCAACAGGAATTAAGAGGAAAAAGAAAAGATCTTGTTGAAAAAAGTTTAGACGTTGCAAAAGCTATGAAAGCAGATGATGATAAAATTAAAATACGATTAGCAAAAGAAGCTGAAACAACAATAATTCCTCAAGTTAAAAAACAATTAATGGAAGGCATGGGTATGTCGGAAGAGGCAGCAGAAAAAGCAGCTAGAGATATGGCCGAAGCAGCTCAGAATATGAAACCTCTTAATGCTCCACCAGAAATAACAAAAGAAGGAATTTTACAATTAGAAAACGTATTAAAAAATTTAGAAACTGCCGGCAAGAAAAAAAGAGATCTAAATGCTGACGGTGGTCGTATTGGTTTTAAAGATGGTATGACTAGAAGAACGTTTTTAAAAATATTTGGTGGTCTTGTATCTTTACCAATCATAGGTAAAGTTATTGCACCTTTAAAATTAACTAGAGGTGTTAGTAAAGTTCCAATCATTAAAACAGATGATGTCCCTGGTAAACCAGAATGGTTTGATCAGTTAGTCAACAAAGTCATTGTTGAAGGTGATGATGTCACTAAAAGATTTGCAACAGGTGAAAGACAATCTATTCACCAGAAAACACTTGATGATGGTTCAGTGGTCCGAGTCACAGAAGACGTAGACGATGGTGCAATAAGAGTGGAGTATCAAAGTGAAAAAAACGTATTCGGTGATGATGTACAATTACAATATAAAAAACCATTACCTGATGAAGGTGATCCAAGACCAACAGCAGAATTTACCACAGCAGAATCGGGTCCTGTCGGCAGACAAACAGGTCCAGATGATTTTGACATAGATGTTGATGAGGTCGGTGGTACAAGTATCAGAGATCTTGATTCTGATGTATCAAAACTAAAAGAATATGCAACAGGTCAAAAACCAACAATGAAAGAACTTGTTCAAAATAAAAGAAGAAGAGATAAAGCTAAGGCCATAACAGAAGATCTTGAAGCTCAATCAGATGCAGTGATTAGAAGACAAGGTGAGATGCTTGATGTAGATCCAGACTTTGCATCAGGCGGTATTGCTAGAATGTTAGGAGAGTAATGAACCCGATAAAGTATGCACAGATGATAAAGTATCTGACTCGGGTGAAAAAACAAAAGCCAGATCTTCCTGATGTCTTTCCTGCGAGTGAATTATCTATTCCAACAAAAACAAAAACTGTTGAAGATATAGAAGCTATCAACAGATTCGTGAGAGACAATCCAAGACAAGACATGGCCGGTGGTGGTATGTTGGTGCAACCAGGTTTTGGTGGCACGAGACAGGGGTATGCTGGAGATGATGGAGATTACATTTACACAAGACCATCAGGTGCAAAGCGTTTAACAATTGGAGATAAACATTATGGTTCAGTTCGTAAAGGAGATAAAAAAGGATTAGAAGCATTAAAAAAGAAAAGAGATAAATTAGTTGCTTCAGGTAAATTTAATTTAAGAACTAAGTATGATTTAGAAGCATTAAAAAATGAATGGAGAAAAACCTTACCTACTAAAAAAGCTACTACTTGGGAAAATTTTTTAAAAACTAAATTTCCTAAAGATTCAACAACACCAAATAGTATAAGAAAAAAAACTGAGACCGATTTAAGAAAAGGAGAATCAGATTTTAATCCTAAAGAAGAATATAAAATTAACGTAAAACAAAAACAAAATTTAAAAAAAGTAAAACAAGCTATGCAATTAGTTAAGGAACACAATGATTCTGACAAATTTTTATATGACAAAAAAACAATTTATCAAAAATTAGGTTTTGTAGGAGGTAAACCTCAAATTTTTAAAAAAGAACAGAGTGGAGCAGTATATAAAAGCTTGTTTAACGAGGCAATAATAAATGAAGTCGAAAAACTAATGCCTATAGAACAAAAAATTAGTAATGCTTTTGATAAAATAAAAAATGAAAATTTAAAGATATATGAACCTAAAGGTGGAAACAAAGAAAAAAAAGGAGGTGTGTTAAAAAGAATGATATCTGATATTGTATCTCCTAAAGGTGGTCCTACAAAATATCAAATAAGTTCTCGTTTAATAACTTCTGTGTTGAATACACATCAACCTTACTTAGATATAAAAAATGATTTTGATTATCTTGAACAAAACTTAGCTAGAAAGATGAAAGGTAATACTTTTAATGAAGCCATGGATTATGCGAAATATGTTCGTGGTGGTTTAGAAATGAAAAACATAGAAAAATTATCACGTAACTTTTTATTACCTGAATCAACTGTTATGAGATTTGCTTTAAGAAGTGCTTTTAATAACTATAAAGCAAAAAATACAGATCCATCTGTAAAAATTTTTAATTTAAAAGCTGATGGCACCCCAGGAAAACCAGTAGATTTTGGTAAACTTAAAATAGATTATTCTACAAATATGAGAGAGATTGATATTAATAAAATTGGCTTTACTTATGATGGAGAGTTTTTTACTAAAAATAATATAAGAACAAAAGGTCGTGAGTCAGGTTTATTTGATGAAGTATATAAACTAACTGCTAAAGGTAATATGCCTGTTCCTGATCCAAAAAATCCAAATAAAAATATTACTTTAAATAAATTATTACAATTAAATAAAGATAAACTAACGATTGGTCATAACGATGCTAAAGGTGGAATTACTAAACTTCCGTTTTCTGATCTTAGACTTGAAGGTGGCAAAATAAATTTAGCTTTGTACAACGCTTATAATAAAATACAAAATAAACCATTAAGAAAATTAATAGTAAATAAATTACAAGGGGACTTTGGATTTTTAAAAGGTGATGAGTATGAACAAGCATTTATTGAAGGAGAACGAAATAAAGCAATCAATATAGCAAAAAAGAATATAACTGAACGTACCATATATAGACAAGCAGGACGAGATGTAATTAGAGATTTAGGAGCAGATCTTTTAAAGAGAAAAGAACCTTTTCAAAAAGAATTATTTCGTGTTGCAGGAATAGGTCAAAAAGAAAGTATACAGTTATTAGCAGGACTTTCTAATAATCCTAAATGTAAAATAACTTATGGTAAAAAGAAAGTTGCAGCAGAAGGTGGTAGAATAGGTTATGTGACTGGGTCTGCAAATCTTACAGAGTGTGCTAAAGATGGTGCAAAAGTTTTTAACGATGGTAAATTAAATACAGCAGATCAGATAAAAGATGGCGCAAGACTTTTAAGAGGTGGTCGTGCAGTTTTAAGTGCACTTTCTAAATACGGAGTAGTGCCAGAACTTGCATACGTTGGTTTAGAAGCTGCAGGTAGAACTGTGTTAGGTGAGCAACCAACTAATGCTTTGTTAAAATCTATAGACACACTTACGTTTGGTGCAACTGACTTTACTTCAGAGATAGAAGCAGAAAAATTTGGTGAGTACGCTAAAGATAAATTAGCTGTTGATAAATTTCAAAATAGTCAGGCTAAAGTAAGATCTATATTAGATAGAATAAATAAACTTGAACAGATAAATCTCCAAGGTGGAGAGACAGATGTAACACAAGAAATAGCAACTTTAAAAGCACAATTACAATCAGCATCCGATGAATTAAAAGCAAATACTGTAAATCCTGACATGGTTCAATTTATAACTCAAAGAGGAGATGAGATCGCCGATGCACAATTAGCTAAATCATCTTATGCACAACAATCTTTGACAGATCAGTTGGAGGGTTTTCCTGGAATAAAAGATTATACAGATACGGAAGCCACTCGTGTATTTCCGTTTCAACAAACTCAAAAAAAATTAAATGAAAAAGTGTTACAATCACTATCTGACGTAAAAGATATTATGCAATATACAACTTCGGATGCGATCGATCTAGCGCAAACGCTTAGAGCAGATGGTCAAAATGTTTCAGCAAAAGATGTATTAGCTTACAGAGATTCATTAAGAAATGCCTCTCTATCCGAGTTTGCACAGTCAGGAGACTTTAGTCCAGAATCAATTTACGGTGCTCAAGGAGTTTTTTCTAAACCATTACCTGGAGGAGCTTTAGAAAAAAAACCAAATGTTATACCTGAGATGGAAAAAGAAATAGTCGGTCAGACAAATGTTGCTAATCCATTTAATATTGATATCTCAGATATAGGGACTGGTTTAAGAGGTTTCTCTGCAGCGGGCGGTGGTATTGCAAAACAAGCTGGTGTATCATCAGGCCCACCACCAGAATCAGGACCAATGTCTCAAGGGTTGCAAGGTCTAATGAAACGTGTTAAGAATAGATAGGAGTATTAAATGGCAGAAATAGACAAAGGACTCCCGAACACTAGGAACAAAGAAGAGATCCCATCACAAGAGGAGATCCAAGATGTTGCTGTTCAGGAACCAGTAGAGGAAAAAGGACCGATCGAGGTCATCCCAGAAGAAGATGGTGGTGTAACATTAGATTACGAGCCGGGTGCAATCAACGTGCCAGGAACAGAATCACACTTTGATAATCTAGCAGAACTTTTACCAGACGATGTTTTAGAACCAATTGGTTCTGAGATGACACAGAATTACATGGATTACAAAGCGTCCAGAAAAGAATGGGAGCAATCCTACATCACAGGATTAGATCTTTTAGGATTTAAATACGAAAATAGAACAGAACCATTTCAAGGAGCCTCAGGTGCAACACACCCAGTTCTTGCGGAGGCAGTCACACAGTTTCAAGCTCAAGCATACAAAGAATTATTACCAGCAGACGGACCTGTGAGAACACAGGTTATAGGTGTCAAGAATCCACAGACAGAACAGCAGGCGACACGTGTAAAAGATTTTATGAATTATCTGATTATGGATCAGATGAAGGAGTATGAGGCAGAGTTTGATTCTATGTTATTTCATTTACCACTTGCAGGTTCTACATTTAAAAAAGTTTATTATGATGTACCAATGGGCAGAGCAGTATCTAAGTTTGTTCCTGCTGATGAGTTGGTTGTGCCGTACACGGCAACGAGTATTGAAGATGCAGAGTCTGTAATACACACGATTAAAATTTCAGAAAACGAATTAAGAAAACAACAGGTCAATGGATTTTATAGAGATGTAGAATTAGGACCACCAGGTCATGTAGAAAAAAATGATCTTGATAAAAAA